GACCATTGTTGTATCCACGTGGAATATTGCTATTCAACACCAGAGCAAGTGCTTATAATGTGAAAGAATATAAAACAAACTACTTTATAAGTGCAAATTATCCTGGTGCAGCGGCATATAATCCCTCGTCACCTACCGACGTTACTAGATTACCACTGTATTCTTCCGCGTGGGTGACAAGTGGAGGATTCCAACTAAATCCTGGAACTCCTAATTTTGGTCGTAAAGCTCCACGTGGAATTGTTGTAGCTGCATTAAAAGCAGCTATCGATGGCAGTGAAGTAATTCGTGAAGATGGATATGGCTTCAACTTAATGACATGTCCTGGATATCCAGAATTAATTCCAAACATGATTGCGCTAAACAACGCACGTGAAAACACCGCATTCATTATCGGTGATACTCCATTAAGATTGCAGGGTGATGGCACTTCACTAGTAGCTTGGGCACAAAATCAGAATAATGCAACAAGTACAGGTGAAGATGGTCTAGTTACTGTTGATCCTTATGTTGGAATTTATTATCCTCAAGGTCAGACAAATGATCTAAGTGGCAATACAATAGTTGTACCAGCAAGTCATGCTGCTTTGAGAACACTTATACGCAGTGATAACGTTGGCTATCCTTGGTTAGCACCAGCTGGAACCAGACGTGGATTAATTGATAATCTAAATGCAATAGGTTACATAACTGAAAATAGTGGACAATTTGTTAGTATTGGTGTAAATCAAGGTCTACGTGATGTTCTCTATGAAAATAATATTAATCCATTAACTTTCTTACCAGGCAGTGGTTTAGTTGTTTATGGTCAGAAAACATTAAGCGCAGCCCCAAGTGCATTAGATAGAATCAATGTTGCTAGATTAGTTAATTATCTACGTAAACAGCTTAACAATTTAGCTAGACCTTTCTTGTTTGAGCCAAATGATCCAATAACAAGAAATGCAATCCTTGCGGTTGTTAACAGTTTATTGACTGATTTGGTAGCAAAACGTGGTATTACAGATTATCTTGCAGTTTGCGATACAACAAATAACACACCGCAACGCATAGCTAATAATGAATTGTATGTTGATGTAGCAATACAGCCAACAAAAGACGTTGAATTTATTTACATACCAATTAGATTGAAAAATCCTGGAGAAATTCAATCAGGTAATTTAGCATCGGCAGCCCCAGTAGGAGCAGGAGCATAATATGGCAGTTTCTTCATTAACAAGATTTACAGTACCTTTAGGAGGTAATCAAAGCGCATCAACACAGGGCTTATTGATGCCTAAACTTAAGTTTAGATTCAGAGCCTTGTTTGAAAATTTTGGAGTAAGTAATCCTAAAACTGAACTTACTAAGCAAATTATTACTTTTGCTCGTCCAAGTGTTACTATGGAACCAATCGAGGTACCAATCTACAATAGCAGAATTTATCTCGCTGGTCGCCCAACATGGGCAGCCAGTGCGATAACATTACGTGATGATGCTGGTGGTAATGTAAGCAGATTAGTCGGTGAGCAATTGCAAAAGCAATATGACTTTCTTGAACAAGCAAGTGCAAGTAGTGCTATTGATTATAAGTTTCAAACTGTTCTCGAAATTCTTGATGGTGCGAATGGAGTAACAGAGCCCACAGTCTTAGAAGCGTGGCGTCTTGAAGGTTGTTTCTTGAATGAGGTCAATTATCAAGATATGGATTATGGCAGTAATGAATTGGTAACTATCTCTCTAACATTACGTTATGATAATGCGTTACAAACAGTTGGTGGTGGTGTAGGTCTACCAGGTATTACTCAGTTTAATCCAGCCTCGTCTATTACTGGATAATGATGTTTTTATTTTAACAAAAAGGCCCAAAATTTGGGCCTTTTTAATTGATAAATAATATTATGTCCCTATACAGTTCAAATCTTAAAACATTGTCACCTGGTGAGTATACTCAGCCATATAAACACGCAACTAAATTATTTGTAGCGGATACATTTAGATTAGCTCCTAAACAAACTTTTTTATATTATGTGGTATTTGAAATTGATCCATCTCAAACAGAATTAGGAAGTGGATTATTAAATAACACTTTAGAATTCGCTAATAGATATCAAAGATTAGAAAATGGTCTTTTAGTTAAAGATATTGAACTACCAAAATTTAGTATGGGTATAAAAACATTAAATGCCTATAATCGCAAAAATATAGTTCAAACAAATATTTCATACGATCCAATAAGCGTAGTATTTCATGATGATACTGCTAACGTAATCACCAATTTTTGGAATGATTACTACACTTACTATTTTAGAGATAGTGATTATACTGCCGCAAGTTACGGTGTGCCATCAAAATATACTAGACGTAATTTGTCAGGATGGGGGTATTCTCCAAGAAATAAATCAACTGCAACTTTTCTCAAGAGCATAAGAATATTCAGTTTGCATAATAAAAAATTCACCGAATATTACTTAGTGAATCCAATTATTAATTCATGGAGACATGGCAGACACGATGCATCGTCAAATACGGGTATAATGGAAAATTCAATGACAGTTTCTTATGAGACTGTGAAGTATTTTACTGGGTTTATAAATCCTGTTAATGTAGATGGATTTAGTCTATTGCATTATGATAATCAAAAAAGTCCTATTGCTGGAGATTTTTTAGGAGATATCGACGCCGTAGGCGCACTGAATTTAATTGACAGTGCGCCAAAAGATTTACGTAAGCCAGATGGATCTCAAGGTGCTGGAGGTCCTTTAGGTAGCTTATTGACTGCTTTTAGAACTTATCAAAATTTAAAAAATGCTAATTTAAAAGGTGCTGCTGCCGCGAGTATAGCTGCTGTAGGCACATCTGTTATTAACGATGTAATAAATGGTTCTACGTCTTTTCCAACTAATACAACTAATACTTCTAGAGTATTTACTAATTCTTTTAATGCCACACCATCATATGCTGATGGTGGATCTTCTAATCTTGTTACATTAGCAGATGGAAAATTTGCTGGAATACTTACAGGAGCATCAATAAACGCAAGTCAGCAACTGGGTATACAATTAGGAGCAGCAGTAAGTAGAGGTATCGCAGGTGCTACATCACCTACTAGCGGAGAATGGACTAGAGTTTATGACGTTGCTGGAGTTACAAGTGCAATTTCAATTAATTCAAGTTCAATGATGCCTCCTACTGGTACATCTACAGCGTATGTGGTCGATAGTGGCGGAAATACTATCAATCAATTTACAGTTTCCGGTAGTTCATCTAGATCATATGATCCAACAGATGCGAGTTTGAATTTAAAATATTCGCAATTAACAACGGATGCATCTGGTAGAGATGTTATAGTAGCAACGTATCAAGATGGAACAATTGTAAAATTTGATGAACAAACAGGTAATACTTTAAGTGTATTATCAGCGTCAGATGTAGATAAAGCTTTAGGAATTCCTGAATCTATGAATTTTGCACCAACTGATACAGGAACACTTATTGCTCAGGGACAAACAGTTCCTGCTACAGCAACACAGATAATTACCAATACAACAAATAATGTTGTTTCTGCCGTTGGTGGAATAGCTACTGCTAGAATAGTTGATTTGGGTGGTGCAGCGGGAACTTTGTTGGGTAGTAGATTTGGCGCTGGTGGTGCAGTGGTAGGTGGTTTAATAGGAAGAGCATTAACAAAAGAAATTGCAACGCGGACAGGTAATCAGATTGGTAACGCAATATCAGGCGGTATTACTCCAATTGTGGATAAACTTACTGGTGAAATTCGACAAGGTATAGATAATTTTACAGGCTCAATAAAAAATGTGGTAGGTAGTTGGACAGGATTAGGTGGTTATAATGCAAGTGCGCCATACGATAACTTAGTAAGTACAACTTTTGAACCAGGTGGTGGTGTAAATTATCTTTACAAAAATGGTGACACTTTATACGAAGATGCGGCTGGAAATGTTATATTTAATAAAGGAACCAGTGATGTTGGATTAAAAGGTTTCTTTAATAATCCGTTCGGTAAAAACATTGATGTTGCTGGACCATCATTAGGCGCAGAATATGGATCTATATGGACAGATGGTAGTGGTAACCCAATATTAGGTGGTGACGGCAACTACGTTGTCAGTGGAGATTTGTCTGATTTGGGTTCAATTAACTATGGTTTTGATCAAGCTGACTATCTTGCCGGACCAGATGGTGATATATGGTCAGATGTTGATTTAGTCGGTATCGATAGTGGTGATTTTGCTTCTGGTATCGATGATGGATTTGATTTTGATAGTGACTTTGATTGGTTAGATTTTTGATCATGAACACACAACAATATTTTAATACTTATTTTGATCCTAAAGCTCAGATAAATCAGGACGTAAATGATGCTATCTTGAGTTATTTTGAACAACAAACTGGAAACTTGGAAACAGCCAAACAATTAGTACAATCTATTATAGATACAGCCACTGCACAAAATATAGATCCATTATCAGTATTGAATACGTTTGTTAATCTAAAAACTTCTGAGTTAAGTCCAATACTTGCATTATATCTTAATTCTAGTAGAGCCAATACGAGTTATCTAGGAGTAAAAATACAACCAAAACAAAATCAATTCGTTACACGGAGTATAATTAACTAACATGGCAAAATATGCAAATGGTTTTTATGAAATGAAAAATCCACAAAAATATGTGGGCAATAAACAACCTCATTATAGATCATCTTGGGAATTAGCCATGATGAATTTTTGTGATAACAATCCCAATATTCAACAATGGGCAAGTGAAGCCCTACATATAAATTACAGAAATCCATTTACGGGAAAAAATACTATATATGTGCCTGACTTCTTAATTGTATACGTTGATAAGAATGGACAAAAACACGGCGAAGTTGTTGAAATAAAGCCAACCAAAGAAACTTTTATGGAATCAGCAAAAAGTAAACGTGATAAAGCAATGGTAGCATTAAATGCATATAAATGGGATGCAGCTAGAAAATTTTGTGCGACACAAGGACTAACATTTCGTGTAGTAAATGAATCTGATATTTTTCATCAAGGCAAAAAGCGTTAATCTAGGAGAATCAAAATTACTAAGAAACTGGAAGAATTATTCAATTTATCGTCAGAAAATACGGCGACTGAAACAGCAGCAATCATAGAAGAAAACAAAGTTCTTATAGAAGAAATAGATACTGCTATAGATAAAATTGACGCGGCATTGCCGCTTGTTAGAGGTTTAGATGTCACCGAAGCTGAAATGGATGAGTTAGCAAATTTAGCTAAAGAAAAATTTAATGACTTGATGGATCTTGGTATGAACATGGAAGCTAGATTCAGTGGAACAGTGTTTCAAACGGCTGGAGTATTGTTAGGTCATGCTATAACTGCTAAGCAGGCTAAATTAGATAAAAAACTACGTATGATTGATCTACAGTTGAAAAAACAAAAGATTGATAAGCAATATAAAGACGAAGGCAATTTCCCAGTTGAGGGTGAAAGTAAAATAATGGATAGAAATAGTCTATTGGCGGCAATTCTTGGTAAAACAACCACATAAAATTGCTTTTTGTATAAATATTACATATAGGAATTACTATGAAGAGTTTTAAAGCATATTTAACAGAAAGTCATCACACCTACGATTTTAAGGTGCGACTTGCTTGCGAATTGCCAGATGACATGATGGGTAAAATAAAGTCAGTTTTAGAGGCTTATAAAGTATCATCTGTGAGCAAGCCAAAGAGATTACCAATACAGGAAACTCCTGAATTTCCAAGTTTAGGACCTGTTGAAATAAACATATTTGATGTCAGTTTACATTATCCATGTAATGACGAACAAGTTAGGACGCTAATCGCTGAACGTTGTGGTTTAAGTTTAGCGATGGTTAAAGTAACTCCAGCTCACAGTCCTTATGAAGCAGTAGCTAGTGGCTTAGAAAAGAGTAATCTAGGTGACAGTAAACAAAGTGTATTGTTACAGGATGAAATGAAAGCTGAAAAAGTCCCAGCAAATCTAGTTGGTGACGCTAGAATTCCTGAACTAATTAAGGAACTTGAAGAGACTAGAAAATATGAGTATAGTCAAATTGCTGGTGGTAAAACTAAAAACCCACAAACAACTAACGATGTGCCTGTTGGAAAAATAAGTCCATTAGGATCACATAAGCCAAAATTGCCTTCTTTAAAGAAATAACTCGGAAAGACCTACCATGAGTAACAATATATACGATATCATGAAAAAACTAAATGCTGTAGAAAGCATTGATAAACCAACACAAGAACCCAAAAATGCTACACTACTTGAATCTACTATGAATCAAGTGTTGAGTGAAAAATACATGGGTTTTGACAAAGTTGTTGCATCTGCTAAAAAAAGTGGAGCTAGAGATCCTGAAGCAGTTGCTGCTAGTATAGGTCGTAAAAAGTATGGCAAAGAAAAATTCCAAAAAGCGGCAGCGGCCGGTAAAAAGTTAGGCGAGAATGCTAGGTTATCTGAAAGAACATGGACAGATCCGGAAACAGGTGAATTTCATGGTCCCTTTTCGAGCAGTATTCGCCCGTCGAATCAACAGCAATCCAATTACAGTGATACTGTTCCCAGAGATTCAACTGGTAAACCAACACAAACATTTATAAAACGTCCATCTGGCGGATTTCCTGGATTAAATATTCCATCTCAACAGCCTTATGTAAAAACAGATTCTAACGTTATTAATAACGCTCTTAAACAAAACGCACAAGAACCGGCAGTTAAAGAAGATGATATGGAAGAAGGTAATAAATTTACTGGTAATCTAGCTAAAGCTCGCGCCAAAGGATTAAAGAAAGCTGATCTTGATGGTGATGGAGATATGGAAACAGTTAAAGAAGAGAAAAAAGAAACTAAAACTGGTACAATACATAAAGCTAAACCAGGACGTTATGGTGGTTACAATCCGGAAACTGATCCAGACAAGGATGACGATGAAAAGAAAGCTGAACCAGCGGTGAAACGCGGCCGTGGTCGTCCTAAAAAAGGTGCTGATAGCGATACCGGTGAAGTTAAAAAGTGGGATACTGATACATTGCAACGTTGGATTGTTGGTAGTAAGCCAAAAACATTACCTGGTAAAGCTAGCGTCAAGCACAAAATGAAAGATGAAAGTGTAGAGCAAGGTGTGGCGGAAGGCTCAAAAAATAAGAAGATCCCGGCAAGCAACAAACCAGTTAAGCCAGAAGATTTATATGTTTCACTAAAAGATATTCCAGCCAAAAAGCCACGTGGACATACCCAATATGATCCCGCCAAAGAGTTTCCTGGGGTAAAAGCATTTAAAAAGCAAGGTGTGGCGGAAGGCCGATCACCAATTCCGCCAAATTTCCCACGCTCATTGGCTAAAAAGATTTATGAACATTTTGATGGTGATGTGAATAGCACACTAATTACTATGTGGAATATTCATAATACAGTTATGGAAAATGTAGCACCAAGCAAAAAAAAAATAAATGAAGGCATGTCTTTTGAACAAGCAACTACCAAGCCTGCTAACAAACCAGTTGTAGGAACCTATAAAGGTGGTGTTTGGACAGCAGACCCACCCAAAAAGGGTGAAGTTGGCGTGCCTGTACCACAAAATATAGATGGTGGAAGTGCTCCTCCTCCTACAAAACCAGCTAAGCCCGTTAAATCACAAAAGAAAGCAGAAGTTGACACTACTGATACTGGACTAGCAGAAATGTTAAATTTGGCAGGTATAAAAAATTCCATTTCAGAAGCCGAAATCGCTGAGTGCGGAATGAGTCCTATAAGTGGTCAATATATGAACGATGCTGAAGGACGCATGAGTATTAACACTAATATGAGTACTGATGGCAATAAAAGCGTAACGATCACAGCAGATGGAGATTCAGCAGTTGAACTTATGAAAATGTTAAAAATGGCTGGATTGCATGCAGATGGTAGTGAGGACACTGACATTGAAAAAATGTCAGAGGAAAAAGATGATAGATACGAAGCAAATACTACTCCAGAAGAAGAGGTATTACCAATACAAACACAATTAAAAGGTGGTGATGGAGAAGTAGCTGGAAAAGAAAAAAAGATGACTCCTCATGGATATCAATTTGCAGATAATCCGATAGCTATGAAAGAAAGTATGACATTAAAACTAATGAAGGAATACGAAAGTATTAAAAAAGTAAAATGAAAATAAAAGAAATTTTATTGTCAGAAAATGTTCCTAGTTTAGGTGACAGTTTTGATATTGAATTGGGAAATATTCTAATTGAAACTGGCATCATAGGATTTATGCCAGACGGTGTTATAGTTGAATCTGATTCTGCTGTGTTCAATCTTTTTAAAACAAATGGATTGCTGGACACTAAGTTCATATTTACTGAAAGTAGAATGCGTGATGTAGATATGATATTTCGACAGTTAGCGGACGGCACTCGTGGTATTACCGATGTAATGAATAATCCTGCTACGGGAGAAGAAAGATATGTTTCTTCTAGACTTCAAGACATGTTTGATGAAGTAATAATGGATTATGATTTAAATCCTGATGTTGACTACAATAAAATAATAGATGTTTTGACAGACAGAATTACCGATGAATTTACTACAACTGACGACGATAAAAATGACATTAAGCCACCAGTAGTAACAGAGGCAGAGTATAGAGGCAATAAAGTCTCTTTAGGTAAACCTACACGCGGCGATGTTAAAAAATTCAAAGTTTATGTCAAGGGACCAAAGGGTAATGTAGTCAAAGTTAATTTTGGCGATCCTAACATGCGAATTAAAAAATCAAATCCTGCTCGTAGAAAAAGTTTTAGAGCAAGACACCGTTGTGAGACTCCTGGGCCAAGATGGAAAGCTAGATATTGGTCTTGCAGGAAATGGTAAAGAAATGAAAATAAAAGAAATCATCTCTGAACAACATGTAGGCAATGCACCTCGTAGATATCAACAAGCAAGTGCAGGACTTAACAAATTCAGAGATAAACGTTTTGCTGATAGAATATACGAACTTAATAGAGTAATGATGGCGGTAGCATCTTCTGATGGAAGTTCACCATTACGCCCAGAGATAGATGCCGAATCATGGGCTGGAAGAAACAACATTGCGGTTCCATACACTGAAATTGAACAAAAAATGTTAAAGCAAGCATATGGTGCTGTTGGTTCACATTACGAAGATTTAAATGGTGGCGATTTACGTAGTCAGGAAATGAAGTCAACAAATAAAGTAAGTCCAGTTGCTAGTAAAAAGAAAAATCGTTATGGTGTATGATGGATTCATTACAAGAACTAAAAGTCTTAGCTGGAATTTCTAATAGACCTAAGTGGCAAGAATATAAACCAGGACAAACGGAAAACATTAGTTATACTGGGACAGAAAAAGCGCAGTTAATGCGTAAGCATGATATTAGACCAGGGGATCAGGCCTGGTTTCGGTTATTTTTTGCTAAGCCATGGTTAACAGGCGAGACTCCGATATGAGTAAAAAGCATAGAAAAGCAAAAGTCAATTACAGAAAAATATGGAAAGAGCATTACGGTAACATACCGAAAGATGAAAATGGAATAAGTTA